GTGGTCGTGGTGCGCCAGCACCTACAACGCACATGGGCGGGCGGTTCAGGGAAGCCGCCGCCAATGGGTGAATGGAACGAGCGGTCTTGTAATACGCTCTCCATGTGCAGCGGTCCGCATATTGGGCAGACCCTATCATCGTTGTTGGTGAACCAGGTCTTGTATACCTGAACTTCCGGGTATTCCTTCTGAAGCTGAGCGCCCGCAATTCTATCAGCCATTGCGTAGGCTTTGGTTGTCTCTGTGGTCGCTATCGTCAGCGCTCTGCTTTTGCTGTACGGTAAGCGTCTAACAACATCGCCTACCGTCATACCTGGTGTTCTAACGAAATCGGATATTGCCCGGCGTAATGTAGACTTCGTGGTCTTATCAATCCCTGATACCAACGTGCCAGAATACTTCGAGGCCCACTTTGCAGCCTGTTCGTTCACTTGTGTATAGTCAATCTCTAGGTCAATCAGGTCTTCAAATATATCGATACCATTCTCAGCGCCGTCTGCCAGGATACGCGCCATCTTGGCTCTGAACTCGGGATCTGCCCAAATATCATCTTCCATGCTGTTCATGTAGTAATCAACATCGAACCCGATAGCTTTACGGTCTGTTGGTGCGATTGCGCCCAACATTACACGGATGTGGCGTTTCTGCTTGTTGAATTCAGTTGTATAAACCGCCCTTATTCTATCCTCTGTCCGTTCCTTCTCTTTGCGCCCTGGTTCCAGCGGGTCACGCCGTTTGAGCGCAAACGGCAACGATACGCCCATCAATCCCAGGCGGTCACGAAGTTCGAGGGTAGAATTACGAAGGTCGAGGCTCATTTTTCCCCTAATACAATAATATTACGTTGAAAGGTCGCTAATCCAGATACATTAATATCGGCTCGGCCAAATGCACTTACCAGGGACCAGGTTCTAAATATCAGCACATGCGGAAGGTTCAGATACCGCACTTTATAATCGCCAATATCATACTTAGGAACCTCAACCAGAATATGCTTATTGCTGAACCGGGCGGCCTGTTTTAGCTCGGCAACCGGATCTGGAACGTGTTCCAACAGGTGAAGCATGATAACCAGGTCATACGTCTTGTCGCCCAATTCTTCCAGCGTATCGCAAGCGGGAATTCCTTCGATACAATGCTCTGATGTGTAATCAACGCCCTGCACTTCCATCCCTTCATCTTGGCACAGCTTCAACATCTCACCGTGGCCGCATCCGATGTCAAGAACGCTCTCGACATTCATGTCCTTGATGGCTCCAATAAGGCGGGCGGCTCGGGCTTCTTCAACTGCATAATTGGTCTTTGTTTGTGTCAGCTCACGGTACATTCCATTTTGTTTATAGAATTCCGCTAATCCCTCATCGGTCAATGTTGGGTTCTGGTATATCAGCCCACAATACGGGCATTCGTTGTAAGTCACGGAAAACGACACCGGGAACTGAAGCTCGCCCACCTGCATTCCTGCCACCGCTGCGCCTGGAATGTGTACTGGCGTGGTTGCTTCGCTCTTCTGTGATCCGCATAATGGGCATTCTGTCACCTCAACCCAACTTTCAAATAATAGTTGTGCCATCTGAAATCCTTTCACTCATCGATTTTGTTTGCGTGCCATGCTATCAGCACTTCCTCATCGTCTGGGATCCGCTCTGCAATGTCCAGCGGCGGGTCTTCCCAGTCGTATTCGTAAACGTAACCCGGTCCTAATGATCCAGCAGCCATGTACGAAGACCATAATAATAACATCTAATCTGCTACCAGTATAATACAAAAGCCAGCGATAATATTTACGCCGGTTATCGCAGCCGTCAATGCTTCGGCTGTCATTACAATATCGGTCTTTGCGGTGAACCTCATCGGGAATTGAAAGCTCATTTTCTCGGATATTGTACTCCCGTCAGCTAACGCGAATTTATGTTTTAGTTGGAACACCTGACCAGATGGGCGAGCTTTCAGCCTAATAAGATATTCAGATGAACGGCTTGCCCCACCCGTTGAGGCGTAATACTCTGTCAAATAGCCGGTGTACCCGTTCGGAATGGTGTATATTGCCATTTCGGTCTGGTTATTCTCTGGGTGTATTACCGCTCGAATAAGGTTAGAATCGTCTGGTATTCCCGCATCGTCGGCGGTGGTATCGTTCTCATAAATTATAACATGCCCCGCCAGGTTGGTGCTGCCTACGTTCTTCGCTCGAAATATACGTATCAGGTCTGTTGTCAGCGCTTTACGGGTGTTCCCGGTAAGTGCCACGGTCTGGGTCACCAGGTCAAAATTAGAGTCAAGCCCTTGTACCTCAATGTCCTGGGTGTCGCTATCATCCGTTGATGATATTGAGTCAATGGCTGCCGTGGTGGAGTATACATAATTCATCAACTCATAAGCGGTTCCATCTGCCGCCCCATCCCATACCTCGACCTCACTGTCAGCGGTGTCAAAGTCTGGCGCGTTGCCGAATTTATGAATACCAGAATGGCCGGTGATGTTGCCCTGTGATAGTTCCAGGTAGAACCCTTGCTCGTTTACATCCGGTTTCCCTTCCAGCTCCGCCAGGATAGCGGCTTGATTGGCGCTGGTCCCAATGTCCGTTACAGGTGATGCGGACCCATCCCCGCCCACGTCAATCTTCACCCGCTGGTAGTGAACTCCGCCCACGTTATCGGTCGCTATACCGGTGTCCAGTGGTACGCCGCTGGGTTTCCCTCCGTAGGTTACGTTGTCGCTCATTCGGTAGTCAGCTCCTCAATATTGCCCTCAGCGTCACGTGTTACCGTTGTGGTCTTTGGTGTCGGTTCGGGAATATTTATTTCGTTCTCAATTACAACCGGCGTTGGGTTGACGCTGACAGTTACGGGCGTGTCGGCTGGCTGCACGTTTATAACCGGCTGAATTTCTGCTGCTTTGGCGGCTTCAACGTGTACATCTGTCTGTGGAAGCGATACGCTCACGTTCACGGGTGCAGGTGGCGGGGGTTCTTCTTGCAGCGCTTTGGTTGCATCGTCAAGCGCCCGTATCACATCGTCAAAGTCACCTGGGTCTGTGGCCTGCTCATGCTTCGCCATCTCAAATATGGTGGTAATATCGGCTGCGGTCTTAGCCTCAGCCAGCATAGACATAATATCGCTATTCAACTCCGCTGTAATGTGTTTGCTGTCAAACGGACAGACCGCATCCTTGCCACGCTCTAATGCCTTTTTGGCCTTGCGCTGCCATTTGCCCAGGTCAGATATCAGCATCTTATCTTCCGTGTCCCTCTTTGGGCTTAGATCCGGTGCGGCTGGTGTTGATGGCCCACCGTTACCGCCAATCGGCTGGGGCGGTCCCATCTCTGCCATTTTCTCACGGTCTTCATCCTTCTGCTTTATCATCTCTTCAAGCAGCTTCGCCGCGTCCTCTGGTATTTCCATGCCTAGAACAATTGTCGAGAACTTCGCCGCCTTTGGGTCTGTGGCAACTGCGCTGGTCAGGTTCACCATTGCGGCCGATGCATCCTTTTCGTCCTCTTGGAACATTGGCAGCCGTTCGTGCTTCTCAACGATTCGGTATCCCAACGGTATCAAGAACTGGCGGTTCAACTCATAAGCCAGACCCTTCCAGGCTGGAATGACCGTGGTCGTGTAGAACCGCATATCATCCTGCTCTACTACGCCGCCACCACCCAGGCCGCCCGCCCCTTCTGAGAATAGAATAGTGAGCGGTATCCCTAATGCGGTTGATACATCCTGGCGCTTTTCTGCGGTCAATTCGGTGCTGCCTAACTCTGCCAGCCCTTCGCCAATGGTTATAATGTCCACGGCATCTGCGCTAACGGTCTTTACCCGGAATGCGTTCTTGATACCGGTCAGGTATTTATTAAACCATGCTTCCGTCTTATCCTTCTCTGCCTGCGGTGGGTTGCCCTTCAGCCCAATCAACGTTGGCTTCACCATTCCCCGGCTGATGAATGCGCCCAGGAATTCATCAACGCTGAACAATACGCCCGTGGCTGATAATGCAGCTTTGGCCGGGTACGCTTCTGGTTCGCCAATCTCAACGTTCGGATCATCTAACCAATAATATAATATTTTATTGCTCAGCGGGTTATCTGGGTTATAGGGGTATTCGATGGTTGCCTGGCCGGTGTTCCGCTTGAAACCAGTCAACCCGTCTTTCTCGTCAATAACCGGGTTGATGCTGGTTGGGCGGATGTACTTTAGCTCGAAGGTCTTCGCATCGTTGCTAATCTTGAACTGATACGAGCGGCCTGATAGCACCTGGGACGCTTCCATCAGCCAAAACATCTTATATGGATTGGGAATAAATTCAAGAATATTCTGCCAATCCTCAGATGTGTCTAATACTTCTTCGCTGCCATCCTTCACCAGGTCAAACGGCAAGCTGGCCACGGCATTCGCCCTAAGCCCAACGCCACGATATAACCAGGGTACTGTCTTGAAATACTCCGCTGTGGTGACCTCTACCCCATCGTCAGGCCCACCTGACAACCAGGTCCACGATGATGGTTTGTACTGATCGAATAATACCGACTTGCGCCCGTCTGTAAATACAATGTCTCTACTCATCTTCCCCCCAATTTATCCACCAATTCATGTTGGTCATCTGCCAGATCATCAGCGCCCGCCCGATTACGGTGTCATCGTGCATCCCTTCCGGTGCGCTGTATTGACTTCTGCCCGTCATTGGTGATATTTTCTGTTCATACGCTTCAAGTTCGCCAGTCCAGACCGGATCATCGATAAACTGAAATTCGCCCTTTTCTAGCGTGAGTGATAATCCGGTTATCATCTGCGGCTTCGTGGTTGATGTTGTTTGAAATCCGTTCACTGGTAGGCCATCCGCTTGTAGTTGGTCAATGATAGGTTCTCCCATCGCATTACTCTCTGCTAGTATATTGGTTACGCTCCACTTGTCCGCTAATAATTCAAGGCGCTTCCGCTGGAACGTATAATCAATCTTATTAAATCGGTCAATGTCCAGCTCATGGCCGCATGTTACGCAGCCCACCGACATTGCCGTAAAATCGCTCTGCTTACCCCAATCCACGCCCATGACAACGTGATGCCCTTCGTGGTCCTTCGGTTCTGTCTGCGGTGCGTTCATGCAGGCTGCCATATTACGAAATACAGAACCAACGCCCTCCAGGAACACCGCCAGGTATTCCTGCTCAAATATCAACTCAGGCAGCGTATCCCGTGCCGCTTCGATTTCTTCGGGCGGGATGTACGGGTTGTCGCTGGTCGGTAGCTGCCATGACTGGAAGCCAGCTTTCTTGCTGATACCGCTCTGGTACAATCTCCAGAACCAATTGCGCCCTTTCGGCGTGCTGATGAATACCGCTCTACCTTGCCGGTCCGATAATGCTGGCCTTATGGCTTCTTCCCATGCTGCCTGCTTCATAAATGCGCACTCATCCAATACCGCAAGGTCCAACCCTTCACCTCGTAAGCTGTCCGGGTCATCAGCGGATCTCACCTGCACTTCACCGCCGCCAGGCAGTTCTAGCATTCTATCACCCAGCCGAACATTGACACCTGGTACGCCTGACCCTAATTTCCTTATCATTCTCCAGCCAACAGCAGCCACCTTATACGATGGCGCAATCCACCAGGCTCTCCCACCGTGTAATCCTGTCGCAACACATAACGCAGATCCTAAGCGGGACTTGCCCCAACGCCTTCCGGCTGCCAGAACCTTGTACCGTGCCTTGCTCTCAGCCACCTCCCGCTGTGATGGGTGCAGCGGTGGGAAATTAATCTTCAGGGTCATCACCCCAGGACAGGTT